CCCCAACCCCTAGTTAGTCTTCACAGGAATCTTGCCAACAGAACGGTTGTACTGTTGCAACGCCTCAACCACCTTCTTAGGCAAACCGTCCTCAGCAATCGCAGCATTGATATTGATCTGATACGTGTCATTCGGCCTCAACGAGAACCCACCCCCAGCCGTCACCGGCACCTGCCCTGCCACCCCACTCATCGGATTAGGCATACCACCCAACACCTTCGGATACTTAGCCATCAACTCGATAGTGGCCTTAATTGTTTCATTCAATTTTTCTTGTGCTTCACGTTCCCTATCAATCGCCTCAGCCAACGCCTCAGCAGCAGCAAACTGTCGTTCCTTCGCATCATTCACCGCCTGCAAAGCCTCATCATAAACAATCGAACCAATCGTTGCACCAAACACAGTTTCATTCAACAACGTCTGCTGGTCATTCAAAGACTTCGTAGATTCAATCTGAGAATCAATAGCATCAGACACCGCCAACTTGGCTTCAGCCAAAGACAACTCTGCTCGACGAATATCTATCGGAGAAGACTCAGGGTCTTTACGAACCGCAGCCAAATTCTTCTCAGCATCAGCAACCGAATAGATCGCCTCCTCAACAGCAAACGTCGCACGCTCCTGACCACGCTGAGCCTTCTCCAACTCCTTCTGTGCAGCCAAAGCCTCCGGCGAACCAGCACCAAAGCCTTGTGATATCTGATTCAACCTTGCCTGCGCTTTAGCCACATCCATATCCGCATCAGCCTTCGACCTCGTAGCACTAGCCGTAGCCTTCTGCGCATCCGTCAACGACTTCTGTGCCGATGTAGTTGACTTCAAACTATTGCTATATTCCTTCAACTTGTCAGTAGCAGTCTTCAAAGTCTTAGAAACAGACTTGCCACCACCATCCAAAGCGTCGGTCACATCGGTAGCCGAACCCTTGAAACCAGATTGCTCATTAATCGTGTCACGAATACTTCGCTTGTAGTTATTGATAGGAACAGCAATGGCATCAAACTTCTTTCCCACCTCATCAACATTGATGTAGTCCTTAGTTGCACTATAGAAATCTTTTGCTGCACCTACGAAGTCACGACTGAGAAGTTTGAAGTTTGCACTAGTGATGTAATAGGCCTTCGCTATTACGTTGATAGCGGTTGCTGCTGCAACAGCAACTCCCTTAAATACTGCTGCCACGCCTGCTCCGGCTTTACCTGATTCGAATAAGAGTTGTTGGAAACCAGCGACCAAACCTTTTTCACCGATGACTGTGGTGACACGTTGAATTGCTGGTGCCACGTTCTTAACTAAGAAGTCAGAAAACTTTTGTAGATATGGCAGAAGGGCTGCACCAATAGTTTCTAAAATCTCACCGAACTGACCTTGCAAAATCTTTAACTGTCCACCGAACGTATTCGCAGCGGTTTCCGCAGCACCTCCGAACTGGTCATTCAACAGGCCAACAACCTTTTCAAAGTCCTTAGACTTCTTGATGTTCTCATCAAGCGGGATGCCGAGTTTTGATAATGCTGTGAACTGTCCCTGGCTGGCACGGGCTAAGGCGGTGGTCACGCTGCTCAGGTCTTTGCCTGTTGCAGCCGAAATATCTTGCGCAGTATTTAACAACGATTGCGATTGAGTGAGGTCACCTGTTGCTCGAACTAACAAACCCAGCGACGCACGAAGCTCAGTATCCGACGTTCCGGTTCGAAGCTGTGTCACCGACACATACCGCTCAGCAGAACGAGTCAACGCCTCATTGGCTCCAAAGGTTTTCTCCAGCTGACGCTGCAACTCTGCCTGCGAAGCCTGATCTTCCATCGCAGCCTTAACCGATTTAGTCAACCCAACAGCGATAGCACCAAACGCTGCGGTAGCCCCAACAGCCAAAGCACCAAACAAAGGTGAGGTCTTAGAAACCTGACTGCCAAAACCCTTGATGTCACCAGATAGAAGTTTCAGCCCTGCTTTGGCTGCAGCGGTATCAGAAATAAACTTAACAACGAATGTCCGCTCACCAGCCATGCGACGATTCTACTCAATAACAGACAACCCATTCAGTAAAGCGTTGAACTCATCCAACATCGCAGAATACAAAGCCTTCCCCGACAGACCATCCCAACGAGAAATATCTACAGGCTCATTCCACCAAGCCTCAGACAACACCTCTGCACCAGCACGACGCTGACGAGGTTGACGCACCTGCTTCGAGCGAGGCGACACAGGATTGATGACAGGTTCAACATCCAACCTCAACGATGAATCAAGCAACTCGCCATGACCCTCATGGAACTCAAACGGCTGATCTGGTGCGTGTTGAGGGAGATAGAAAATACGTGCAGGGTCTTTAGTCTGAGGGTCACCAACCAAACCAATACGGTCATGTAACTCAACCCACACCACACGCCACAACGAAGCAGGCACCTTCTCCGCTAACGGCAAAACCAGGTGATAGTGAGGGTCATCCAAACGATGCGAATAGGTGGAATAGGCGAACCATTCCAACCCGTCAAGACGTGCATGGTCAAACGCTTCACCGTCCATGTCCACAACCAACGCCTCAACAAACCTGACATTACGGTTGCCTCTAGTAGTACCCAAGTCATACTCAACCGGTGACCACAACGCCCCAGCCTGTTTGACTGCGTTCTCCTCATGGAACGACAACAGCTCTTTCAACTGCATCCAAGACGAAGCGAACCGCTTCGGATGTATCGACTTTGTATTAGTAAATAAAACTGCCATAACCCCTCCTCCTAGAAGGGTACAGGAAACTCACTCAAAGTCAAGCATTATTTTTTTCAATCAATCCTTAACAAAAACCAGGCCAGAACTGGTCATATTCCATGTGCCACCAGCGACAGCACGGGCTTTAGCTTTCTCGGCATTATCATCAGCCAACTTTGCCAAAACTCTGTCAATAGCAGCCAAATACTCATTAGCTATGTTTTGCTTTTCTTTACGAACAGTAGGCCAAAAGAAGTAACCGGAACGTCCACGATGACGCAAAAATTGTTTTGTCCTAGGCGTAGCCCCACCACCGAACTCGGCACCAAAGAACACATCGCCTCTGGTGACTTTACGCTTCACCCTTCTATGCGTTTTGATGTTATAGGAAGAAGTGAACTTGCTTGATTTTGATTGGAAAAGGGAGTTTTCTTGAAGTTTAATAGTTGGGATACGATCTCGACTTGCTCTCATCCCTTTCATTACTTCAACAGCCTGACGGCTACGAGTTACAGTTCTAGCCTCATTTTTGGCTTTATCAAGAAGATTCTGTGCAACTGATTCAGCAGCCTTACGCATTTCATTATTAAAATTAGCGTTAGCCCTAGAAGCATCACGAAGAAACTTACCGATGCCATCAATCTGAATGGCATCGTTGCCACCAGTAATTGAAACTTGTCCTGCTCTGCCAAACGCTTCTGCCATAACAACAGACTACTTGTTTAGATGAATTGCTCTCCAACGCAAATAAGCCAGCATTGTAAATAGCATTCGAGGGGTTTCTGCCAGCAACACCGATGGTGCGATACCTGTCTCAACAGATAGGTATGCAATCATCCAATGGGCTGACTGGTCTCCAAAGGGACGATCACAGCTTGGTCAGCGTCACCAATCGCTAATGATTCAATGTCATTAATCCATGAATCAAAATCTAAACCTGTTTTCTTTTGACGATGCTCAGAGTGCCAACCTATGTAGGCCAAGTCTGTGAGTGTTAGTTCTGCTTCAAACTTTGCAACACTTCGGTTGAACTTGTTTTCAAAAGCGATGAAGTCAGGAAACGCAGCAATAACTGTGCGAGTCTTCTGATCCAATGCCGATGTAACTTCAAGGGCTATTTTCATTATCTACCTCCGCAGGTAAGGGTTGTTAAAGAAAAGTTATGCGCCAGTACCAGTCTTAGTTACAGTACCGTCGATTGGGTAGGTGACCGATGCGGTAGCAAGATCGCCAACAGCACCAGCAACAGGAGTCCAAGTCAACGGAAGTACGTTGAATGCGTACTGTGGGTTTGAAGAAGAGGCTGAGCCTGTTCCGTTTGGCTTAACTGTTACAGGTACAGCAGTACCGGCATTCCAAGCATCGTAGAACAACTTCTCGATGGTTGGGTAATCCTGATGCAACTCAAGAGTGATGGAGTTGTCTGCAAGACCAGCAACACGAGTTACTGCACCAGACGAACCGAAACTAGTTGTAGCTACTTCCGCTTTTGAGAGGTTTAATGTAACTGATGCTACATAACTGGTTATGTCTTGGTTAGCTGTGCCGAAGGTGACCGCTACGTTTGTGAGAACTTGCTTTGCCATGTTTGATACTCCTGCCTTCCGGCACTCGAAGAATTACTAATGAAACTATACACGCCAGCAGGACGACGAATCAACAGAC